AAATATTCCTGTCTTTTAATCCGTAGAACATCATCCATTCCCCTTCCTACTCCTTATAAATTCCAGTATCCTCCCCCTTTTTCACTATATAAATACTGTTGCTGTACGGGTCCAATACCATCACATCTCTACCGAATACCAGCTTTATGATGTCACTAAACTTTAGGCGTATTTTTAAATTCATTAACTTCCTCCATCCTCTTTACCAATCGTCTCTCCTCGCACCTTTGGCAACCTTCCATAATCCTTTGCCAATCCGTTAATCTTGCTCCACATTCAGGACATAACTATATTTTTCGTTGGTCCACTTATTTCCCATCCTTCCTTAAACCCAACCCCATATCCTCCAACTTCTCTTCAACCTCCACACAATCCCTTCTAACGATGTTCCTGCGCCCCATGAGGTCTTTCCACGACATCCTAACCAAATCCCCTACAATCTCTATCCCTGCGCGTCTCAGCCTATGATAAGTCGTAGGAGTAAACCCCATATCAGCCAGCCTTACCGTCAAATCCGTATTATATCTCTTGTCCAGCCTTGCCCTAATTTTATCCATTAGCACTTAGCTTCCATCTCCTCTCTAATATCAATGTCCACTCCCAAGGCGAATATAGCTCGACATACAGCATGGCTTAGGTGCTCATCCTGTCGATCCCCCGCAAGGTAGGCGTACACATGAATTAGTAAATGGTTTAAGTGATCTCTAGTTGGTATTTTTCGCCAGTTATCCTCTCCGTACTTATCAAACCCCTCCTTCAATACCTTAGCAGTAGCAAATAATGCTTTAGGATCTATCAAATCAAAGCGATACCCAGAATTTGATTGTCTTCCTCCTGATTCGTTTTCCTCTATTAGTGCATCTTTGCCAACTCCATTAATTACTTTTTTCATCCTATTTTCCCCTTTCTATTCTTCTGGTCTAATATACAACGCCACTAAGCCTGTAAATATTGCGTCAGAAACATTGTTAGTTATCCATAATCCAAGACTGAGTGCAAATAAGCCAATACTCAAACCACTCCTGATTAAAGGCAAGGCGACCAAAAGCACACTGGGCATACGACGCATCCTCCTTCATTCCTAAGCCTTTGTCCACATTCTGGACAAATATTGCTGTCTATAATAATCATTCCTTTCCTGTGCTTCCGAAGCCCTGTATTCCCCGCTCGCTCTCCCCCAGCTCATCAACTTGAACAAACTCAGTCTGTAAGTATGGAACCACCACCAGTTGGGCAATGCGCTCTTTTGGGTTTATAACTACATAATTCGAGTCGAGAGGATTAAATATATTCATGGACATTTCGCCAACATATCCCGAATCTATTGTTCCAGTAATAACGAGTTTACCCTCAGATGATGCCCCTGACCTTGGCTGTAGTAGTCCAACGTATCCGTGTGGTATCTCTACGGCAACACCCGATGGAACTTTGTACAGTTGCCCAGGATGCAATCTTATTGGCTGCTCTATCCGAGCTCTTAGGTCTGCCCCTGCATCGTTTGCGTGCTTGCGGTATGGGAGGAATATGGGGTCTGTGGTTCCCATTAGTTTAGTGGGAATAATGTTAATACCCCTCAATTCTAGGAAAACGAAATTCTCATTTACCCATTTATATGATCCCCAATGTGGGGAATTCTGCTCATTGGTTATACAAAATCCCCCGTCCTCATCCTCATTAGCCTCATATGTTTTCCCCTTAACAAAGGCGACTATGCCATCAAAATTCATTACAACTTTTTTGGAACACTTAATTTTCATTACCATCCTCCTATTATTGCGCTATTATTGCGTTGCTTTAGTTCTCTTTTTAACTTTTGGGTTTAATATAAAGGTCATGATTCTAGCCAATGCATCCCTCATCGTTTTTGAACCACTCTATTTCTCTACGGTTAAATTAATTTCCCATCCTTATCCTCCTTCAAGTACAAATCCGCATACGTCACACCGACAGCATATGCCTGCCAAATGTCCTTTGAAAATCCATAAAACCAACCCGGATCTTTCTTCGTACCTTTTCCTTTATTTCCAACTCCATAAGCAAACCTATCCACTAATGCCTGAATTATGTTTCCATCCTTTGCATTCATGATATGGCAGAGGTTCATTTTTGCTTCACTGCGATAAATAAGTGTTGGAGATTCCATATTACAGGTATCAATCGCCTCATAAAATCTTCCTATCCAAACGCAAGTGTCGAAAACTTCCTTACCTACCGCCATTCCATAACACGCGACCATTTCTATTGCGAAGTTATTCACTTTTTTAAATCTATCTCCAACTATAAAGCCTATTAATAAATCATTCTTCACCTTTCCATATTCGATTGGTTTAAGTTTTTCATCAAGAACAACATACGCACTCTCTGCGCTTCCTGGATCAATAGCCAATATCATACATTTTCACCCAAAAGCTCAGGATTCTCGTATATATTCCCAATTACACACGATACCTTTATCCAGTAAGCCAAGTCTTTTCGATTCAACCCACAGTCACCCTTCCACTCGATATAAAACCCCACATGACCACCATGCCTATCGTCGTTGAATGGGTTTCGGTATTCGCCAAGTTTGACAACACCGCGAACTTTGCTGTTGAAATGATCGGGGAAGACATCCCCCTCAAAAACTTCCTGTCCCTCCGGATAATCCTCGGTTCGCTTTTTATCGCGTAGGCCAGTGAACTGCATTAGCTCGGCTTCTTCGTTAACTGATAGAAAATTATTGTGTTCCCGTATTGTGCTTGCCACATAATTAATATCGTTAAAATATAACGTAGGTACCTGTAGCATCTTTTTTTTCAGATTATCCCATGCACGAAATTTAATACCCCTTCCGTTCATCAAACCTCCTCCTCCTTGTTATCCCAATCCAATTCTTTCCCGCAGTATCCGCAATAATTTTGACTAGCATTGTCAATCCTCATATCACAGCTACCGCAATAGGGCATTTTTAACCTTATAACCTTCTCTGCCTCCCTTGCCACCTTGCCACATTCACGGCAGACAACTTCGCATTCTCCATATATGTTTCTGATGATCATTTTTACCCTTTTCATATCTTCGTTCTCCCCATCCACTGATGCGCTTCCCCAACCCCAACTACCCCTGCACCATCGACGACCTTCCGAATGTTCTCATCCAGCTCGCAATCCTTCATGTACCTGCGACCACTCCGAATAGATCCATTACCACCCAATGTCAGTCTGTAATCTGTAATAGTTGTCCGACTTATACCAAGGTGATAAGCAAGCTTTGATACGTTACCAAACTTTTCTATTGCCTTTTCTAGATCGATGAGCGTGGGGTAGAGGGTTTTTAGTCTGTTTGTTTTTGTGTTTTTCAATTGTAGGCCTCCTTTGAGGGGTGATTGGTTAGCATGCACCCCTATTTATTTTAGATTAGAATGGGACATAATCTCCATCATCTAAATTAACCTCTGTTCCGTATGAATGATTTACGCTTGTTGCGTTGTTGTCCTGTTGTTCCCTTGGGCTTAAACCGTTGATGCTATCCGCGATAACCTCAGTCACCCATCGTTTTTTACCGTCGTTACCATCGTAGGTGCGAACTTGTAATCTTCCATCAACTGACGCTAATTTTCCCTTTCCGATGTAGTCCCCGGCATATTGGGCTGCTTGTTTAAATGCTACACATGGAATGAAATCAGTTTCTCGCTCCCCATTAGCACTTTTAAAGTTTCTTTCAACCGCAAGCGTGAAGTTGGCAATCGCGACTCCCGAAGGGGAAAATCTCAACTCAATCTCCTTACAAATACGACCCACGAGACAAATTCTATTTAGCAATGTAATTCCTCCATTTATTATTCAAGTTTGGTTCAATAAATAATTCATCATTAACCCAACCGTGGTCCACTCTCCAGAGTAAGGTAGCAACTCCCACGCCCTAACTCCTCCTTAATCATAGATACTTACTTGATAATTAATCATTGCTTCATATACAACTTTCGGTATTAATGGCTTGTAGAGTTCTGCGTGTTTCTTGATTAAGGATTCTTTTAATTCCTTATATTCCACAAAAGCCTCGTGAGGCGTATTGTGAAATATAGTTCCCCACAAAATAAGCTTCCCATCTCTACACCTAGCTCTATACTTACCCGTCTTACGGTCAATCACAACTCCTACGGGGTGATTAAACTTAGGATGTGTACGTTTTCTAAAAATACAATTTATACCGTGTGGGACAAGTACGCATGTATCCGGGCTATATAGTTTATTTCCGCGAACTATAATGTCCTTGTCTATGTCTAAGTTCTCTCCGTCAATGTTGTACGTATTTTCTTCATACCATATTTTAAAGTTCTTATACGATAACCATTCATCACAACACCAACACCCTTTGTAGTTCAAAAGACTACCGTTCCAATTATCAGGGTTGCATCGTCTTTGAATTCCATCCCAAATGTTTCTACTTCTTTCCGTATTACCCATATCTTTTTTCGTCCCTTTTCAAATTATCAACCCTCTTTCTGTATTCCGTAGGCTCAATGTATGCGCTTTCTGCTACAACCTTATCTGGCTCGCTTATCCTGTTACCACTCGCATCGACAAAGTACCTAACACATGGGCTAGCCCATGTCGTGCATTTTTCGCTAACTAGCTTTTCCGTTAATACTGTGCCGTAGGTTCGCATATTGCCGCGCTTCATTTCTGCACCTCCCTCACCTGTTTAACTCCTGCGAAGTCCAACAACTTCTGACATGCCGGACACGGTATAGGATCAACCTCATCCGAGCAGACTAGATATAACTCAGCACCCCCAAGATCAACCTTAGACCTAACCAAAGCAGAAACCTCAGCATGCACGGCTAAACAATCATCATAACTTCCCGTGTTATGTTCAATATCCATCCTAGAGCACGTAGTACATGCTTCAGGCGACTCATTATACCCATTGGATATAACTTCGACCACCCATCACGATTACACAGGCGTAGTGACGTTTTAGGCAGTTTGAGAGGGGTAGGAGTTTTCGGGCTTCGTCGAAGTAGTTCATCTTGCCACCGTCCCCGTCATCTCGCTCCGTCTTTCCTCTGACCACTTCTTAGTCCTGCCGGCATAAGCATCCATAAATCCCATAACGTCCGGCTTAACTCCTGACTCCACAGCTTGTTTTCCAGCTTTAATAAAGTTGATAAGAAACTCGCTCATTACGTCAACCTGCTCAGGTTCCAGCACATCTCGGTAACTAACCCCGGTCAGGTATGTTCCATCCGATATGTTTCCAATTTTGGACGGGAGATTATTCCTGTGCCTCCAACACGCTATGGTGTTTGGCTTTATCCCGACTGCCTTTCCAATTTTGGTATCGTTTTTGCCGGAGTTGTAGAGCTGCAAGATTTTTTGTTCGTTGAATTTTAGCTTTCGCATTTAGGTTCCTCCTTATCTCTTAACTTGTTTAGTCGCCGCCTCTAAAGGATCCCATTTCCTAAACATCCTGCTCACAAAAGTTTTCTTTCCAATCCCGTTAGCCAATGCCATGTCCTCGTATTCCTTGGGGTATTTCCTTTTTGCTATTGCTATGTTGTCTATCAGTGTTCTCTTGCCCATCATGGGAATGGTTGCTGCATCGTCTGGACTCATACCCAATTCGTTTACCCTTCTGTAAAATGCAGAGAGGGGAATATTGTTCTCCTTTGCAACACCTGTCCACTTCTTCCAATCACCTTGCTTTCGAGGTGGATCTTTCTTTGCTCTTTCAATGCTCCATCCCAGGATTCTTACTCTGTCAGTGAGTAACCTTGTGCTTATTCCGTTTTTATTAGCTATTTCATATGCAGTTGGTGGGATATAGAAGTTATAGCTCATCACAACCAAGCCCCCTCACTGTTTTAGGTGTCAATCTTTGCTATCTGTTTCGGTTCGGCTAAATCCTTTGCCCCTTGCATTGTTGCTATGATTTGCTTTAAAGATTGCGGGGTTTTCGCGTCCGTTATCTCCCTTTTCTCCAAGGCCTCATACGCCATTCGGAATTGACCCCGTATAACATCAATGTTTTCAGATAGGCAAATATCTTTAAATCCAATCGCTTCAACTGCTTTTCTTGTTAAAGGACTAAGACTTGCCAACGCTTCCGGTTCGCGATATATGCCGAGGTTACGGATTGACTTTGTAACCTCTGCCCATGCGTCCGGTGCTGGCGGGATGTTCGGTCCTGTGATTTGTGCCGCCACCCCTCGGAATACGGCTGGCATTGGGAGGAAAGGATTCTCAAGGGTTGCTATTACTTTTCTAGCTGAGGTCATGGCTATGTTAAAGGGTAAATCTTTAAGAGCGTCCCAGTATACCTCCATCCTTTGTGGTGACGGCTTGGTATCAGTGGTAATTGACGTGATGTATGAATAAAATTTAGCAAACTCAGGCTTGTCCATTATTTTCTGCCTCCTCGTGCATAGATAACCATTGGGCTGTTATATTGTCCTGAATGGATGGTTCATTTTTAACCCATAGTTTTGATTTATCTTCATCCAATGGATAATGTACATAATCTTCATATGGTTTTGCAGGCCCTAAGAAGGTGGAAGGATGTTGGGTGAATTGCTGATCCTTACCCTTCCTAGATGTTGCGTAGTTCCTAGATGCAGAAACTAGGTCATTGGGGTCAACTCCTTCCTTCCTTCTAGTATTCCACGCCTTCATGGTCTTTGTCTTATTGATATGCCTTGGATACGATTCCCAAAATTCTTCGAAGAGCATCTCCGACTTATCACTGAGTGTAGGCGAAGAAATATCTTCGGGTATTGTTTTGGATTCGGATTGGATTCGGATTTGGATTGGATTTGGATTGGATTGGATTGGATTACGGTGACATATGCAATCATCCGATATCATCTGATATCCGTTGTATGTCTCTGATGTTGGCTCTGGGTATTTGCTTCTTTTTGCCCTTATTTGTTGGTGCTTTTCCCACGTTTTTATTTGCAGGTATGGTAGCCCTCCGCTTACGTAGCTCACAACCAATCCTACATCTATTAGTTTTATTAATCTTTTCACTATGTCGTTAGTTATCGAATTATCTTTAAGAGGGTAACATTTTGCGGTAAGTATTTTTATTCTTCCATCCATGCGACCGTAGTCGTCACAATTTACAATTAATCTATAAAAGAAGTTCTCCTCTTCTGTAGTTAATTGATCTATCGTGTCGCTAGTGCAAATGGATTCCTTTAAAATCCTATTAGGCACCTACTCACCTTCCTGCATTATTTAACATTTCCATTCCTCTCCCAAAACCCTCATCATACCCGTTGAGAAAGTCAGAAATATCCCTGCGTGTTATTTCGTTAGCAAGATCAATGGCCTCCGTCACGCATTCTTTTGGATTTAAAAATACTTCAGTACCCATATAACGTATCACTGTATATCCTTGGCGCATTAAATACCTTTCTCTCTTGTAATCCTTCTCTCGTTGTTCTTTGCTTTTGTGAAATTCATGTCCATCTATCTCGATGACACACTTTTCATAAACAAAGTCAACTTTATAGATTCCAATCACAACTTGACTTAAAAGTTCCACAATTGCCGGAAATTCAGGATCTTCATTAACCAATTCATCGTACGCATCTTGGAACCTTTGCTCAATCTTATTCAACCCTACATCACTCCTCTCCTATATTATAACACAAGTTGTGTCGTTTGTATAATTTAACATGGTGCATAATAAACTTAACTTGTGTTATAATAAGTAACATATAACTTTAGGGAGGATGATAAAATATGGCAAATGATAAGCTATATCGCTTCAATTTCGTGCTACCGGAACCCTTAGCGTCAGAGATAGATAAATACCGCAAGGATGTCGGGACATTACCGCCAAAGTCCGTTGCTATCCGTGATCTAATAGAACTTGGATTAAAGACATATTGGAAAAATAAGGATTCAGTCGGCAGAGATGATTGATCTCTGCCTTATTTCTTTGCATGATCTACTCGACTAGCCATAGGCCGTTGATCATTTTAAGGCTGAGATCCCATTCCGTGAATCTAAGGAAACCGTCAATGGTATGATCGACTGGCCTTATCCTCTTCCCGCTATTCACGGCGGTCATGAAATCAACTGACTCGCGAAATAATTCCCAATCTTCATCAAGTTTCGGAACTTCACATGAAAACTTATCGTTATCGGAATAAACTAAGTGCCCATTAAGGAATTTATAAACAGCATTATTTAAGTTGGTTCTATAAAATTTAGCATTAGGATTAGCTAACGCATATGTGTACATTTCACCAGTCTTCATCCCTAAACACCCTCCTTCACACTCTTCGCCAAAATATCAGAGGAACATGCTCTGCAAACCATATCCCCATGCCACGCGACAACCTTAATATCAGATCCGCAAAACATACACTCTATCGAGTGCTTCTGTATCCTCAAACCTTTTCCATCTGACACCATTTCTAGCGGTGTCGTAGTGTCATATCCCATCGTTAACCGCAATGGCTTGGGTATCGTAATCCTCCCGAAAGAGTCCATTGTTACTGAGATTCCTATTGGCTTCACTTCTTCTCCATCTCCTTCTTTTTATCGCTATGCCAACGATTAGTTTCCACCGTCCTAGTTGCCGCATCCTCAAGACTCCATTTCCTAAGCACTCTGCTTAAAAAAGTTCTGCGACAAATACCGTTCCTGAGTGCCAATTCCTCATATTTTTTCTGATGCTTTCGATTTGCTTCTCCGACCACTTTCATGTTGTTCCTTGGATCAAGTACAGGCGTAGTTGCTGCCTTCTCAGGGGTCCATCCATGCCTGTAAATTCTTGTCTCGAATGTTCTCTTGCCTATCCCATTTGTCTTAGCTAATACAACCCATTCTGTGTATAAATTGCGTTTTTTTGGAGGGGTAGTTATGGCTTCTTTTATCGGCCACGCTCTGTCCCGAACTCTCTTTTCTAGAGTGTTTGTACTTATGCCATTTTCTTCTGCTATAGAGTAATGTTCGGGAGTTATCCAATACTGATAAGCCATAACTACCTCCGATATTTAGCAGGTATCTTCGCTAATTCGGCATTATCTAGACCCTTTTGCCATGCAAAAATATCCTTGTTCGGCGGTAAGTCTAACTCGTTGCGCTCTTTCTGAATCCGGGATTTACCGCAGCCTATGATTTTGCCGACTTCGATGTCGTTTAGGCCGGACATGTAGAGTTCTGTGAATAGGATGGGATCTATTTGCGTTGCTGTGTTTTGCATTTGGCTCCTCCTTAAAATGGTTATTGAGTCAATTTACGGTTGCTTCTTGGGTATGTCCTGTGTTTATCCCTGTGGCACAGTGGGCAAAGCCACTTAACATCGAGAGGTTTACTGTAATCTGGATGATGCGCGTTTATGCGAGATGTTTTGATCCCGCACTCCGAACAGTTCAATGTTTCATAATCCCGCCTCCCTAATCAGAACGTAAATTGTTCCAACGGTATGTTTTTTCCAGCTTCAGCAATCTCCGTATCCTTACCCGTTAACTCCGTTATTTCCCTGACCATTCTTTCTGCGTCCGAGTTAACTGAGGATAAATGAAGTAAAACTATTTTTTTTACCTTTGACAAATCATTAGCGGATAAGAACTCCTTGACGTGTTCCAGTGAAAAATGGCTTTCCAATAGACGGTTTTTCATACTAGATTGAATGTATCCTGATTCAATATTTGCATCTAATGTGTCTTTGCAGTAGTTACATTCAACTAGCACATAATTTAATCCATTGAAGCGATTTCTTATGAAGTACGTATCTGTTGCAAAAAGTAGTTTTTCACCCGTTGGTCTGTACTGAATTAAATATCCAAGTGGTTGAGCGCAATCATGCTCGGTATCGAAGGGGAGAATCGTAAAATCTCCAACGTCAAATTGCATTCCCGAAATAACAGGCATCAACCTATGAGTATTTAGGGATTCCATTGTTTTTAGAGTCCCCATGGACATATAACAATCAATACTAGAAAGAGTAAGCCCTTTAACGGCCTTCGAGTGATCTTTGTGTTCGTGGGTTACTAGGCATCCATAAACACGGCTTAAATCAAATCCTAGAGCTTTCTGTATGTCTTTATATTTCATTCCTGCATCTAGAATTAGAGTTCCGGTAGGGGCTTCGAGGAGATAGGAATTACCCTTACTCCCCGAACCAATTACTTTTAGATTCATACTAGAATCCCGGCCCTGTTGGTGGATTGTTCAACTCTTCAGCCAACTTATCCATCTCAACTATCTCAGCATCAGTAATACCTTCTTCATTTTCGTGGTCGTTCGGAACGTCTTCGGATACGATATCAACAACATTGCCATTGTTAGCGTTTTCCACAATCGTTTGTTCTACTTCGGCCTCTTTGAATTCGTTTTCAAGTTGATTTAGTCGCATATAATCGTCATCAATCTTTTGACTGTCGATTGTGATGTCTTTATAGGCGGCCCGGTAAATTGTCTTATAGCACATCTTGTCGTGCCATCCCTCTATGGTTTCCCTGCCGACTTTTTTACCGTTATCCCAAACGTCCTTTTCCCCACCCCAAAATTCAACTGAGGCATACTTGGGCTTTCTTTTTTCGATGTCCTTTATCGATAAAACAACAAGCTTATTTTTCTCTGGATTATCAGGGAATGAGTGGTAATAAAACCCACCCACTAACTGGCCCCGGTCAAAGTCGTTGGTAATTTCAAACTCATAAAACTCAACCTTATTGGTGTGACTCTTTTTGATAGATTTGAATTTGTCGGTAGAGTAAACGAGTTCAACAATAACATTTGGAGCATCTAGGCCGTATTTAACTGCCTTTAGTTCAATTCCTCGATACCCAGGCATAAAGGTTAATCCATATTTAGCCACGCCATTCTTCTTAAATGGGATAAGACTGACATGGTTGTCCTGTTGCGGGTCCCAACCAATCCTCGCGGCAGCTACAACGTTTTGGGAAAGTTCCTCCATATCGATATTTGCCCAAACAATAGGCAAGGGGTCCTGGTTCTTGGTTTTCTTTTTACGCTTCTCTTCAGCAGTTTTAAGGGTCATATCGGCAACGATGAAATAGTTTTGGATCAGACGTTTTTGGAAATTAGTTAGGACAATCTCCCCTACGCTTCCTTGAAATAATTCCGTTACCTTGCCCATAAATCGTTCTGCCATGGTTTGTTCATTTATCGCTATATCTGTTGTCATGCTTTATTCCCCACTACTCTTAATTTTTCATCTTCCGCACTCACAATGAGCTTAATAACTTGCGAGTTTACATCCACAGTACCCGTGACTGACTCAAAATTATCAATGAAAATCGGGCAGGATACCCCGTAGTATTCCGACAACATTTCAATAATCGAAAGACCAGCTACAATTTTGCCACCGTTATTCGCCCCATCAAATTCAACCCAAACGCCATTCGTATTAACTAACGTACGGCAGACTTCTTTTTCCGTCCCATCATTCAGCGTGTCGAATAGCTTGAATTTAACCGTCTTAAACCGGTTGTTAATCGAATCCTCAAGTATCTTGACCTTTGCAGTTGTGAATTGCTTAATTAGATAGTCTTGACGCTCATAGCTGTTTATTTCGGCAGCTAATTTGCTTTCTTCTGCCTTGAGTTCTTCGATACGAAGTTTTGCTTTTTCGATAACTTCCTTTTGGTTGAGTGTTCTGTTTAGCCATTCGATTAAGGAAGCTGTTTCTTGCTTTTTATACAGAAGGTCGGAAGTTGTATCTTCGATAGGCTTGTCAAGTTCGACTTGCAAGGCTTGGAGTTCGTCAGTCAGACTTGAATATTTCAAATCAAGAGAATAGTTGTATCCGTTGCCGTGTTCAGTTTTCTCGCGCTCTATGTCATTTTCTAACTCGACAATTCTCTCGTATATTTGAGTTAATCTAGTTTCGTGTTTGGTTAAAATCTCAGCATCTAACGTTTTCTCTTTATTAAGGAATTCAGCTCTACTTCCTGCATCTGTACCCTGTTTACGAACACCGGAGATAACCTGATTTTTATTCTTGTCAAAGTTTTCCTTTAACTTATCAATCTTCTCTTGCGCCTTACCTTCGGGTAGTGATTGTTCGCAAGTTGGGCAGCTAAACCCATCAGGGGCAATGAATTGTTTGGCGTTTTCCTCTGCCCATGTTTTACGGAGTTCGATAATTAACTTTTCTATATTTTCTAGCTCCATGGACCTTAATTCGGAATTAGAACCCAACTTCTTAACCTCTGTGGATATAAGGTATCTCTCACCTTCGAGTTGCGATTTTTCCTCAATTGCCTTTTTTAGTCCAGACAAAGAGTAGTTATCGAGATCCTTTTTTCGAGCATCCAATTCGCCCTGCAACTTATACGCCTGTTGCTGTTTCTGGCGGTATAAACTAGCCCCCTTGGCGTTCATAGCTAGTTCTAATTCAATCGCTTGCAAAGTGTCTCCATGGGCTTGTAGCGAGGTTTCTATTGCTGTGTAGTCAGTGACATCTTCTGTGATATTTCGTTGTTGCTCATTGATCCGTGATGGTATCCCATCCATTTGGGATTTAGTGCTTTTAATCTTCTCCGAAACTACTAATTTGTGTTGTTCAATTGTCCTGCCGGAGTTAATGACCATTTGTAAATCCAACATACTTTTGTCGCCTACGGAAACTAGCGAATCAATAACGTCCGAATCCGACACATCACCGCATATCTCAAACAGAATCTTTCTCCGTTCCTGCCATCCAAATCCCTTCTCATTGGTATTAAAAAAGAGGGGATTTGTCAGGAGTTTGAAGATATTTTCCTTTATGAGCATGTTGATTTCAAGAGTATAGTCTTTGGCTTTTACCGGGACATCGTTGACCCAATATTTAGTTTCATTGCCAGTAAACTCTTTCACTTGGGTTCCCTGTTTCTTCACCCATTTTTCAGAGAGTTGACGCTTGAGCTTGAGCTTATTATTATCGACAAGGAAAACCCCTTCGACAATGCAATCCAAGCGATGGATCTCGTTTCCATCCTCATCCTGCGGTTTTACCTGGTAATCCGTTCTACCTGATGAATCTTTCCCAAAAAGAAGCCACTGGCTAGAGTCAAAAAGTGTACTTTTCCCTGTTGCATTTTTACCGAAAATGTCAGCGCTTTTACCGTTTAATTCAAGGGTAAAATCCTCTACCCCCTTGAAGTTTTTAAGAGATAACGATTGAAGTTTAATAATTTTCATTCTTATTCCTCTTCCTTCTTCTCAAATTCCCAATGACGATGCGCTTAAAATATCCTATTAATTACCTCAAACAAGTAGTTATTATCCAGTTTGAACTCTTGATCGTTCTCATGTTTTTCTTTGATCCCATCTATAATAATTGCGAAGTATGCCAAATCAACCCCGGTCAATTGTTCCTCTAGTACATTTGCATCTAGTAAATCCATTGGATTAAGCTGCAATGCCATTTTTAGAAATTGCCCTGCATTTATTGACCATCCTCGCTGAACAAACTTTTTTGTCCGCATAATCGAAGCCAATGGATACTTGCTACCCTGATAAATAAGCTCTTTCGTTAAAATAGCTTCGAGTGCTTTCGCAGGGAGAGTGAGGTTCCCGTTCTTTGATTCCCAGTAGCAAGTTGCATGGACAAAATCATAGTTGCTGTGAATTTCCTCAGCTTCACCGTAGAAGCGAATTATTAACTGCACTTTGTTTGTTAAAGTTATGGCATTCGAGGAAAGAAAAACTGGTCTATATTCAGGCTTTTCCTCAGCCTTTATTTCCGTTAATTCCTTGAGTCCTAAGCTTTCTAAACCTTTATCGTCAAACTCTGTGGTTGATTTCTCGACTGTCTCATCCTCCGCAACCCCTGCACTCTTAATAAATACCCTTACTCTGCCGTTTCCCATGGTTTGAACCTCGACTGATTTTCCCGTTAATTGGTTGAATTGTTTAGCGAAGTAGTGGGCCACTTTTTCACAAGTGTTCTGATCGGTGAAGTAGTAGTCGAAATCATTAACATCTTCCCCGAGCAACATCGAAACGATTGAACCGCCTGTGATGATAGAGTTTTTATCAACTAGCTTGCGAACTTCCTCATCTTGGATAGTTGCAACGAAATCCTTATGTTTTTTAGTTAGAACTGCTTTGATTGTTTTAGCTTTCATTCTTTAATTACCTCCCTTAATTTACCTTAAACAAAAGATTCACACGGCCCACGTAGTTCTGATTTTGATTGATTCGTGATACAATTATGGTGAGTAGTAATCTTTCCATCCCGGACTTCTGTTAGCGCGGAAGTCCCTTCTTTTTGCTCAATCGTCTTCTTTATCACTAAATTAATCAGCGTCTCCCCATCCACATCTATCGAAAAACACTCATAAATAACACCATCCTTGACGCTAATCCCTGCCTTGCCTCGATATTCTAATTCAGGGAATATTGCATTTAGTAAGACATCTATCTCGTCCCAATCGGCATTAACCTTGGATATGACCGTGACGCGTCTTAGTGCGTTGGAGTGACCGTCAATTGACCATTGCTCGATAAGCGAGCTGTCCTCTAGGTTTTGGATGGCTAGGAGTTCGGTTGTGGTTAATTTTCTCATGATGGTTGCTCCTTTCTATGTGAGTCTTTAGCCCCATTGGTCAGCCATAGCATCTGCTATTCCTTGGAATGTTTTTGAACGCAATTTTGCCCTTTCAGGACTTGGCGGCAGATAATGCAACCGTTGTTGCTGGTTCTTTGGAAGTTTTTCCATTTCTTCCTTAACTAGATTAGTTGACTCAAGTAGCGGAAGACCTTTCAGCCACAAACAAGTTGCTTTACGCTCCATATGTCCGAACATGTAGGGATGAATTATCTGAGTGTATTTACCGATCTCATCCCTAGCGTATTTATGAGGGATGGGGTTCTCGATAGCTACCTTGGGTATATCGGAATCAATAAATAATTTGAAAAAATCTATGCCTTTAGATAACAGATCCCAGCGTTTTTGATCCTTATGGAGCCACATAACCCCGCTATTTGTTAAGTAGGTGCATGGTGGATGAGCAACCATTAAGTCCCAATCCATGGTCAATACTTCTGAAATGTCTTTCTTAAAATGATAGGCAGGATCTGAATCTGTCGGCAATATGTCACAGCTCCAGGCATCATGACCCTTTTTTCTAAATGCATCCCTAACTGTTCCTGAGTATTCACACGCCACTAACACTCTCAATACCTATCCCCAACCTTTTCTCCCCATGCCAAGCAGTCTTCTCTTGAAAACACCGGTTTAAACGGCTCCCCAACTATCCCCCTGCCAACATAATCCACCACTACAGCCTTCATCCTGCCATCTTCCTTATCCTCACCGCGAACAGTATTACCACACCGCATTAACTCGGTAAAATCAGCCTTATTGCGCTTTATACGTTCCTCAATAACCTTCTTCTCCTGCTCGATCTTATAGGCTTGTATTTCACGATTGATCCAACCTATTTTTGATGCTTGGTAGCCGATGGCTTTGGCGAATTTCTTTAGCATTTCAACGCCCTCCTCTTCCTCTTATTCCTTGGACGCTCACGCTTTGCCACAATAGGAACATTCTCCCGCCTAGAACATTCTCTCTGACAAAACGGAAACATTAGATTAGTTAACAGCACTCCTTCTGTACTAATTTCCCAAGTTCTACCGCATGAGCAGGTTATCTTAACTTCACCGTCAGATAGGTTAACAATTTCACCACACATACAAATCTGCGTTGCTTGTTTAACCATAAAGAATCCTCCCTACTTAATAAGTTTGGATGTAAAGACTTTCAACTGCCCCTCAGTTAACTGCACCGGATTCAGAACATCCTTAAAGTTTGGAATTGACTTAGAGTTGATGCGTTGGGCTTCTTGATAAGATAAACGCCTTTTCTGGTCTTTCCTCACGTAATTACCTGCTTTCTAGGTTAGATTTCAATTTGATTATTTTCTTTCTCTTGAGGATTTAGTCTTCCGCACTCATCAAACCTGTGAAATTGGTTCGCAAAACCGAGAACAGAATCCCGCATCTTCAAATATTCCTCATCGTCACACTGCATTGAGCAGAGGTGGTATGCCAATTGACAAGCCAGACGTTTATCAATTTTCCAACGAAGTCCTCCACATCTTAGCGGTAGGCAAGAAAAATCAAGGTCTGCACCGCTAAGGTCTGCACCGCGAAGGTTTGCACTGCTAAGGTCTGCATCGCGAAGGTTTGCACCGCGAAGGTTTGCACCGCGAAGGTTTGCACCGCGAAGGTTTGCACCGCGAAGGTTTGCACCGCGAAGGTTTGCACCGCGAAGGTCTGCATCGCGAAGGTCTGCACTGCTAA